AGTATTAACCTTACTGATTAATAACTAAAGGCTTTGAGAAAAAAGAATTGAAAATAGATATGAAGAATGAAAAGTATTTTGGCATATTAGTTTCCTACGTCAGTGCTAACTGTTTCAGGTTCACGGGTATCATCTCAGCCACTTTGTGGCACCCCGACTAAATTTGGATAGATTCTATATCTCAATTCAGAATAAAACAAGAACAAAATTGTATTAACTGCAGTTTCGGTTTCTCTTTAGTTTTGTGAAAGTTACTTAACTGGTGAGAGTGAAAGAAGATAAAACAGATTAGAAGAATGAGAGAAAACAATAATTTCCAATATAACAATAATTAAAAGTTAAAGTTAAGTATTGGACTAGGTACTGATTATTGGTTTGGAATTAGATGGTGCCCGAAGCCAGACTTGAACTGGCACGCCTCGAAAGGCGAGGGATTTTAAATCCCATAATAAGCTTTGTGAAAACAATAACTTAATTGATTTTCAACGTGTTAAGATAGTAAATAAAAGTATATAAAGGCAAATATAAAACATTGTCGCCAGTTGATCGCCACTAAAAATAAGGAAAAGTACAAGGGATTTTTTAAAAAACAATCCCTTTTTACTGTGCAGGATTAGAAAGCGGATTGAATTTGACCGCACTTTCTAAATGCGATGGGGCGAAATGTGCATAACGCATTGTCATTTCGATAGTTGAATGTCCGAGGATTTCTTTCAACACTAAAATATTCCCACCGTTCATCATAAAATGGCTGGCGAAAGTATGGCGCAAAACGTGGGTTAGTTGCCCTTTGGGTAATTCAATTTCGGCACGTAAAACCGCATTTTCAAAGGATTCGTAAGCATCATTGAATAATCTGCCACGCTTTTTCGGTAGCATATCGAACAATTCTTTACTGATAGGCACAGTGCGGTTTTTCTTTGATTTTGTGTTCGTGAAGGTGATTTTATATGGCATAACTTGTGATTGGGTCAGCGTTTCAGCTTCACTCCAACGTGCACCAGTTGCTAGGCAAATTCGGACAATTAGGCCCAAATCAGGATTGCGAGAGTTATCGCACTCAACTAATAAGCGATAAATATCACGCTCATACAAAAAAGCTAGTTCCGTATCCCGTTCTTTGAACAAGCGCACACCATCAAGGGGATTCTCAGCCGTCCACTTACGCAATGATTTCAGTTCGTTAAACACTGCTCGCAAGTAGGCGTGTTCACGGTTTACTGTGGATTCTTTCGGGGGCTTGTTTTTGTTTGCGGAAAACTCACCATCAAGGCGGCGTTTGCGGTAGTCGGCAAAAATTTCTGCATTAAATTCATTGGCAGGCGGATCGCCTAAGTTCGCGCACAAGTTCTTTAGTTTGGCTAAACGAGCCTCACCGTCCGACAACGTTTTACCGTGCACATCAAACCATTCCTGCACATAAAAACTTAACGCAGGCAAATCGCTTGATTCTAAAACTTGTACAGAATCAACCGCACTTGTCGTTTGTTCTTTGGCTTGATTGTAAAAACGTAGCGCATCGCCTTTAGTTAAAAACCATTTGCGTGATCGCTTGCCGTTTACATAAACTTCCGCAAGCCATTTCCCATTTTTTGTGTCTTTACGAACTGCCATTACTATAATTTGAAGTTTTTTATTAGATTATTTGATTCATCAAAAACAGATTGAATTAATTTATCTACAGATTTTTTATCATCTAATTCATGAGATAGTATTTTGTATGCAGTTATGTTTACCAGTCTGCCATATAAGAGTTCATTCTTCTTTAATAAATCAGCTAATTCATCATTCTTATTAATAACTAAAGAATCAATTTCTAAATCTATATTCATCTGCATTAACTGACTTGCATACCTGTCACATATTTCCAAAAAATTTATACCAAGCCTAATTTCATAACGTAACGAAAGTACCTTTTGGTTTAATTTTTTTAACGACTCTAATAATTTTACTTCTAGATCAAAAATCTTCTGTTTCTTCCATGAATCAAAACCTAGGCAAGCTAGAATGATGGCCACAATAGAACATAAAGAAGATATAAAAGATGGGTTAGCAACACAAAAAGCAACACATGCAACAGAAAACGCCATCACAAATGGATAAACCAATAACCACAATAAAAAATCTTTTATGGGAGATTTTGATTCTTCTTCGAAAAATCGCTTTATCATTTATTATTTAACCCACTGTGATTCAGAAATAATTTTAACTTTATGATTGCGTTCTGCTTGATATTCTTTTGCAATCATAATTTTTTTGCCGTAACTTTGTTGCAACCAATCACGAGAATTAAACATTCCAACAATCAAATAATCTAAATCAAGGCGAAAATCATCGATAACGGTTGCACCTTGAGAAATCGCTAATTCAGAGCATTTCTTTCTTGAACCGTATTTGAATTTTCCGGTTAGTTGCACTACCTTTCCATTCAAATTTAGTTCATCAACTAAATCAAAGAATGATTCGCCCAACGCCATGCCATCGGCATTGCCTTCAGTGTCAGAACCACAAAAATCAACCAACAACCTTTTCAATCTTTCAAAGCCATTTGATGATAGGTTTTCAACATCGTTTTCTTCAAAAAATGAATAGAATTTACTTATAATTGGATCATCTTGTAAAAACGCATTTTCATCTAACCAATCAGCCAAACAACGAACTTCTTCAATAGCAATATGACCATCGGCAATTAATCCTTTGCATAAGCCTTGAAATTCATTTGTAATGATAATTGAACTATTCTTATTTACATCACGAACAGTGCAATCAGCAATAGCTTTATCCAGTTGTTCACCGATCTTATCTTGTAAATGCTCAAGTGCGGTTAATAATTCATCTAGGATTTTGCCTTGTGGTTCACCATCGGGGAAAGATAAAAATATTTGAGTAAATTTGCGAGCTTCGTTATAGATTTCGAGGGAAAGGGGATCAAGATAAACAGATGATTCAATCTCTAATAACCAAGTGTCTAAAAATAAGGCTTCGTCTTTGTTCATCGTTAAATCACAATAAAAACCCTCAATCATGCCATACAGAACAGTTAAGAATTTTATATTCGTTCTTTTGTAATTGGTCATCATTTAGACTTTCTCCATCTTCAAAATCACCTTCCCCACCACATCAATATCACTTAATTCACATTCAAAACTGAACTTGCCTCCGTCCACACGGATTTTTCCTGCAGGTAGCACGGTGATATAACGGATAAGATGGGAGTTTTCGACGATGACGAAGTATTCGCCATCCACTAAATTGCCGTAATCGCTAGTCGCAAAGTAGGTGTGATTGTCTTCTAAAATACAAAACACTTTGTCATAACTTTCACGGCTGTCTAAATTCGGTAAGTAAGGCAAAAGAAAGGGTTTATTTTCCATTATGAAAGATTTTCCGCTTTCTAGTTTTATTGTATGAAAATATTTCAGGTCTTCCGAATTATCGAAAATCGGCTCATTTCCATAGGCCACATAATCCAATCTTGCCCCTGTTTCTTTCACGCAACGAATGACTAATTCCGCAGGAAAAAAACTACGAGAAACCCAAGTGCTAAACGTGCTGGGCGAGATCCCGAGGTGTTCGCCTAAATCTTTTCTTTTTGCAAATCCATATGCTTTTTGAATGCGGTCAATGACATCCTTTCCGCCAATCAATTCTAATTTATTCATAAAATGAGCCATAAATTCATATTGACATTCTCAAATGAGCCATAATATTATAATTACGCAAATGAGCCATAAATCAATATATACCAATATTTAACAAGGGGAAGTTTAAGCAATGAACAGCCAAAATGCAATTTGTATAAATGTACAGATCCACGCGCCTTACGTCACATTAAAGAAATATGCCGAGCTTACCGGGCTTTCGTTAGACAAAGTGCGAAAGATGAGAGCGTCAGGCGAACTGCCTATTGCAGATAAAAAAGCGGAAAGGGGGTCAGTATTAGTGAATTTAATCGCGATTGCCAAACAAGCGGCGAAACAAGAATAAAAAACCGCACAAAAGTGCGGTTAGTTTCCAGAAGATTTTAGTTATAAGGGGAAGACAATGACTAAAACATCAACCTTTAAATTCTTTGTTCAAGAGAAAGTCGAAAGTGGAGAAATTTCCATTGAACGAATCAAAGAAATCACTGCTGTAATTAATCAACCTAATCCCGTTTCGCCAAACGCTCAACAAACGGAACAAGCACATCAAGCAATTCGGGCGATTTTTGAGACGTTGAATCAATCAGCATGTGAAGTTCGTTCTCCACATCATCAAGCAAATCAGGGTGGCGAGAAAGTCCACGCAACAAGCAACCCATCACACGTTCTTGAAGTGCCAGTTGTAAATGTTGCTGATGAATTTGTGCTTGCATATCTTGAAGAGTTTTTTGCATCTGATCGTTCATCTTCTGAAATCCTTAAATTAAGTGATCGTTTATTTATTTTAGGGAAAGCATACAACAAATCAGGTAAATAAAAAAGCGAGGGCGCGGCAATGTATGTATCTGAAAACGAAAGTGCGGTAGAAAAATGGCACCGAGAAAATGGCATTCCTATGTCGAAAGCAAGAAATAGCGAAGAAACTTTGCATGAAATGGGCTTGAGTAAATATCCCACTGAACGTGCTTTTAATCATCTTTCCGATGAGCAAAAAGGCATGTTAAAAGCGTTAGCAGATATTGAACCCTTTGAAGATTACATCTCGCCCGATCTGACTGGCGATAAGTTATGGCATTACAACGAAAAAGGCATTGATAAATTAACCAAAGCCTTTCACGCCATGTCAGCACTTCGTACGCCTTTTCCGCGCGCTTTAACGCGTCGTGATTTTTACAATATCGACCCACATACAAGGGGGCAATAATGGAAAATAAACTAAATCAACCAAGTACAGAAAATTGCCTAAGTGCCGCACGAAAATGGCGAAATAAATATTGGGCTTATCGCACAAAATGGGAGTTATTTAAAAGACAACAAAATGAAGTTGCCGCCAGTGCCATCTATCACAAGATGGTGATCGCATTAGATAACGTAGGGTATTTAACCAAGAAAGCTGAAGAGTTGGCTCATTAAGGAGATTTTATTATGCAAGAACATTTTATCGAATTATCAAATCGCTACAGCATTAAGTTAAGCGAAACAGAGAAGTACATTATTTACAAAATTGAACTACAAGAAAATGGCACTTATGAACGAGTAGGCGGGAAAGTTTGTAAAGACTTATTCGCGGTGGTTGATACGCTCATTCTTTGTGAATTGATGGGTGATGATATAAATGCGCTATCTGATGTCGCTAAAAAATTAAAAGAAATCTACGCCGAAGTAAAACGTATCACTGAAATTCAAGAAACTTATGCGCAGGCATAAACCCTTTTTTATCTATATCTATTAATTTAATTCATACAAAATAAATATTTATGACTGAATTTAATCTAGAGCAAGCATTACAAGGTGCGCCAGTCCGTCTTAACAACGGTTTTAAAGCTTATATTTTTGCGGATGTGAGCTTGCTTGCTATTAATGAACCATACCCACTGATTGGCGGATATGCCTATTCGATCAGTTCATTTTACGACAATCAAGAACATCAACGATTTGAAGAATGCCGTTGGGCAAAAGACGGCAAATGTGATCGTTTAAGCGCATTAGGGTCGATTGCTGGGATGTGGGAAGATTAGCTATGCAATCAATGTGGGAACAGCAACGTGATAACACCGTCAGTGCCAAAAATGCACACATGGCGGCGGTTGCCTGTGAACGCCATCAAGCGGCAGAGAATGGGCATAAATTTGACCGCTCTTTTCTGCCTTTTGACGAAAGCTGTTACACACCACTGCAGTTGGAGTTGTTTGCCACTAATCCAGCTGATTTTGAGTTCATCGAAAATAAACTTAAAAGCTTACCACGCCAACGTCAGCGAGAATATTTCCGTAAACTTTACATTAAAGCCTATCGTTCTGTAAAAGACGATGGGTCAATTGCATTTGCCCTCGGCAATAAACAACGTCGATACGCCAATGATTATTTACGCGATATCTTAGATGTGCGTTTACAAAAAGTCTTTTCACAATACAACGTGAACGTCGATTTTTTGCAAGCGTTCATCAACACGCCGCAATGGTTGCTGTCCGTTAAAGATGAAATGCAACAAGCCGTGCAGTTCTCCACCGTGCCAACACGTGAAGAGCTAGCAAAACACTACAATGAGTTGCATTACAGCGGATTCCGTTTTCAAGTATTTGGCATCCAACAAAAGCAGAAGCAGCTACCTTTCTACTTAATCACCGAAAGTAAGTTGAAAGCAATGGCATACCAAATCGCCACAGCGTTCACTCAATTCCAATTTGATTGCACCCACTTTTTAAAAAATGGCATTGAAAACGACAACGAGAGCGATATTCAAGGCTATTTCTATCAGCTCTATAAATGGTGTGGTGAAATTGCCCTTTCTGCCGGTTTCAAAATTCCTCACTGGGAAAAAATCGAAAATGACAAACGCATCAAAGCCGAACGCATTGATAGCACTTTAATTCGCCTTACGTGCGAAAAATGGTGGTTTAAGCAAATGCGAGACGTACAAAAACGTATGGTCGAGCATATCGCTATTGCCTGTGGCGAGGTGCGCGCCAATGCCGCCAGTTATATTTCCAATCAAAGTTTCCAGGAATGGCAACTCCAGCAACGCAAGAATCACGATTACTTGCGCGCCATGATTATTGAAAACATCGACAACCCAGAAGAACAGGTCGAGCTTTTCGATATGTTCTTAAAATCATCCTCCAACCCCGCATTACGCCGAAATGAAATGATGGTGCGCTTGCGTGGCTTGGAAGAATGGGCAGAAGAAAACAACAATGAAGCCTTATTTTTGACGCTTACTGCGCCATCATCATTCCACGCAGGAAACGGCAATAAAAAATGGTCGGGCGTCAATCCACGAGATACGCAAAACTATTTAAACAAAGTGTGGCAACAGTTCCGTGCGTTATTGTCGAAACGTAATATTAAATTTTACGGTATGCGAGTGGCAGAGCCGCACAAAGACGGCACACCACACTGGCATGCGTTATTTTATGTTCAAGCAGAACATAAAGAGGAAGTCATCCGCTTATTTAAACAAAAAGCCCTAGAGTTAGACGGCAATGAGAAAGGCGCAGCAGAACACCGTTGCAAGGTGGAAGAATGCGATAAAACAAAAGGTAGCGCAACGGCTTACATTGCAAAATACATTGCGAAAAATATTGACGGTTTCGCCCTTGCAGGCGAAGTCTCAGATGAAGACCCAACACTAAGCCTACACGACAACGCATTGCGCGTTCGTGCATGGGCGAGCCGTTGGAACATTCGTCAGTTCCAATTCTACGGGGGCGCATCAATTTCTGTTTGGCGTGAATTGCGCCGATTAATCAGCGGTCAAGCAGATGATGAAATTATCAATAAAGCCCAAGCAGCCGCAGGCATCGCGAATGACTATGCGGCATATATGGAAATTCAAGGTGGTGCGCTTGCTAAACGTACTGATCAACCTATCAAGCTCGATTATGAAACTAAACCTGCTAATAAATATGGCGAACAACGCAAAGCCATTATTGGTTTAGCAAATAGATTCAGCTTAAAACAAGTCATTTCACGCACCAAAAAATGGCAAATTAAAAAACGCCCACAAGATTTTGCACAACGCGCAGAATCTATGGTTGAGCGTAGCTCAACCGCTAACAATAGCGCACGCAGTGCGCCTTGGACTTGTGTCAGTAACTGTAACCGCTCAATTATTGAGCAGAAGATCAAGTTACTGACACAATCGATCTGCGCACCACTTAGCGCACAAAAATTAGACTATTTATTCAAGTACAAACGGCTAATCATAGATAAATATACAGCCATAGAACTCACCGAAAATGATGTGCAGTTAGTGAAACGGAATCAAAACATGATGACGTCGCTTTCCCCTGTGCCAAGAAACCTTCAAAAGCTCAAAGATTTTCATAAAAGCCAACGTATTCAATAGGAGAAAACGCAATGAATAAAAGAAAACAGAAACAAATCCGCCGAATCTTAGCGGCAAAACGCACGGAAAAGTGCGGTCAAATTAATGCGGAATTGCAAGAAACTATCGAATATTTAGAAAAACGCGTTCACTTATTAAGAGCGAAACTATCTATTCAGAGAATTAATTTAAAAGCCTATGTTTTAGAACAAGCGATTAATATCAAGCGCCAAATCGTAACCGAACGATTCGGCAATGTATTGTTAGGGCTTGCCAGTGGAATGATTGGTGGGATTATTGGGATGTTTATGTGGGTGTTGTGTATCCTTTAGGAGATGTATGAATTACAGAATTTGTAAAGAACAACCTAAAGAATGGGATGGGGAACATTATTTTACATGTGAACATTCGCTTAATAGCCGTTCAAAAATCTATTTTTTAATGCATTGTAATATATTAAAGAAAATGCCAGATGGAAGACTAAAAATTAAAGTATTTGGTTATCGCTGGTCACATCCAAACGGCGAAAAAATTAGATATGTGGATAATTTGAGGGTTGTGAAAGCAAGTGAATATACATAGGGTTTAAATAATCATGAAAAAATCAATGATACTTTTTGCAATATTAGTGGCTTTTCCTTGTTTGGCAGAAAAATATATTGTGCCGTTTTCTGGTGGCATTTTTGGCAAACATTCGAATTATCCAGATGTAATAATCAATGAAATATGTATTCACAATGTTGGTTATTTAGTCACAGATAACGGTCATGTCGTTGTGGCAGTGGATAAAAATAATAATCCGCTTGTTTGTGAAATTAAAGACAAGTCAAAGGAAAAATAAAATGAACAAATCTAACACCAAAAAATCAGATATTGAGGATTAAAAAATGGAAAAAGAAATTACAGACAAAGAAAGACTTGATTTTATTGAGAAATATTGGTTTCAGGTTCGTGATGGCGGTGTTGAATTTTGCTTTAACGAAATGTGGTTTACCGATGGGCATAGCCTAAGAGATGCTATAGATAAAGAGATAAAAGATATAAAAAAATATAGAGACTAAAAATGAATAAATCCAACACCAAAAAATCAGATAAAGACTTATGGGCCACACCTTGGTGGGTATTTCATTATGCAGAACAATATTTCAACATCAAATTTGATCTAGATGCTTGCGCCATGGAACACAACACCAAAGTGAAAAACTTTATCAGCCCAGAACAAGACACGCTAACAGCAGATTGGCAAGGACGTTATTGTTGGATGAATCCGCCTTATAGTAACCCGTTGCCGTTTGTGTTGCGCGCCATCCAGCAAAGCGTGTTACATAACAAGACGGTGGTAATGTTGCTTAATGTAGATGGTTCGACAAAATGGTTTGATATGTGTGTACGCAACGCAAAAGAAATCGTGTATATCACTAATTCACGAATCCCTTTCATCAACAACGAAACTGGCGAAGAAACAGACCAAAATAACAAGCCACAAATGCTTGTACTATTTGAGCCCAAAGCCCCTTACGGCAGTTTGAAGTCGTCTTATGTTTCATTGCATACGATGAAAGAATTAAATAATAAAAAATAACCCGTATAACTCTAAAAAACTTGAAAATTAAAGATTGAGGAGTTATAATAACTCCGTAAGTTAATAAGAAAGAGGGTAAATGAATAGTGCAAAAATAATTAAACAAATTGAGGATGACGGTTGGTATCTTGTAAATGTTGTCGGTAGTCACCATCAATTTAAGCATCCAACAAAGAAAGGACGAGTTACAGTTCCACATCCCAAAAAGGATTTACCAATAAAAACGGTAAAATCAATATTAAAGCAAGCGGGGATTTAAAAATCCCCCTTTATTGAAACTATTTTTGATTATTCAATTTTTTATAATAAGTAAGGAAAGATTATGTTATACCCAATCGGAATAGAAATGGGCGATGAAAATCACGCATACGGTGTGGTTGTGCCTGATGTACCAGGCTGTTTTTCAGCGGGTGATACATTAGAAGAAGCATTCATCAACGCAAAAGAGGCAATTGCTTTCCATATTGAAGGCATGTTAGAAGATGGAGAGGAAATCCCACAGCCAACATCATTACAAGAGCACGTTAAAAATCCAGAGTATGAAGGCTTTACGTTTAGTTTTGTGGATGTAGATTTAACGCATCTAATGGGGAAAGCCGAAAAAATCAATGTAACCTTGCCTAGTCTTCTAATTAAACGCATTGATAGCTTTGTAGCTACGCATCCAGAATATAAAAACAGAAGCAACTTTTTGGCACAGATTGCCACAAATAAGTTACTTGCTGCATAAAAATAAAAGCCGCTATTTCTAGCGGCTTTTTTCATCATCTAATATCTTTCTCAAATTGGCTTTTTCTTCGTCCGATAATTTACCCAAAACAAGCTCAAGCAATTTGTCTTTTGTCAGCTTACTGGCGCGTGTGGTATGCCCAAATTCCATATTCATGACAAAACGATGACCGCACAGGGGATTCTTGCATGCACAATAATATCGAGTAAATTCACTGTGTATGCGTTCAGATCTTTCAATTACTGATTTTGAATTGCAAACAGTGCAGTAAATATCTGTTGTTCTTGCCATTTTCCCCAAAGCCATCACAAAAATAACTGCAAATAATTATATCAATGAATGGCTTTTTGTACAGGTTAAAAACAAAGATTTATTTTGCGAAATTTTGTTCGCGGAACTTAATTTTTAATAAGTTTTTGATTTCTGGATCTTGATTTATTGTTTCTGCAATAATCTCTTGTAATGGCATTACTTCATCATAGTGATACACTTCACGATATTTCAAGGGGTCGCCTAATCCTGCCGTATTTGTTGGGATAATGCCGCTTAAACCTGCAGGGAATCGGTGTGCGGTTAGCACATCTTGTGCTGAGATGTTTTTGATATTCGCAAATTCATCTTTTGTCCCAGTGTCGCCAATAGGAATCACTTTTAACCCGTCAGGATGACCGCCAGCAATATTCACAAACATGGAACGGAAGTTTCCAACTCCCTTAGATTCACTGATCTTTCTTGCGATCTCTTCTTCCATTTCTTCGGTTAAGTCGGGATCCGTGGAGTACAAAATAAAGCCCATATGCGCACCATTGCTGAAATAGCGGCGTCGGAATACAGTCGCATCAGAATTTAGCAATGCCGATTGAATACCGCCTACATAATCGGGCGATCCATAGACTTGTTGCATGGGATCGTAAAGTTTAATAAAAATAATATCTCTAGCATCATAGCGATAGATTTCTTGTGCTGTATCATAAAGCGATTTTTTCATTAAATAGGAATAGCCGCCATCTTTACGCACGCGTAAATAAAGGCTAGATAACGGCACAAGACGCACCACTTGCCCAAACCCATTACGCACTTTTAAAAGCCCCACATCACCAAACTGAATTAAGTTAAGGCAAAGTGCGCGCATATCCATACGAGATAATGCTTTACCACCTTCGTAGAGGGCGCTCACCATATTGGCACGACTATGCAGAATCCCACCATGTTGTGCATTTTGATGAGGTAGTTTAGCCAGTGCATGACGATTCACTGGGGGTAAATAGCAGTTATAATTTTCATCAAAGCCAATACCGACATAATCCAATGCTGGCGAGGCTGTGATCTCACTCAAGGAAAAAGTGCGGTCATTTATCGGTGCAATAAAAATCCCTTTTTTACTGTCTTTTTTTACATTAGTTTCCACTTAATACACTCCATCCACGACGTTTGCGCGGTTTATCACTTAAAGATTTTTTATTAATAGCATTACAAATTGCAAAAAACACATCGGCATGTTGTGTTTTGACTGTACGTTCAGCAGTGAACGTCATCGTATTGCCAGATTTGGTTGATTGGTGTTTAATCATTAAAAAGCTCGGTACAATATCTAATTCGCTTTCGCTCCACTCAATTTGCCCATGCTCAACTAAATCATGCACTTTCAGCACCATACCTGTTTTACTTTCGGGGTTGTAAATAATGGCAGTGGCGGCACGGCGGGCAAATTCTTTCACTAATTCATAAACTCCATAACCGACACCCGTCGCATCTATGCCGATGTAGGTCATATTGTATTTTTCATAAAGGGCGCGAATTTGATTAGCTTGATAGACATAGGAAAGTCCATTCCATTGATAGCGTTCAAGCAGACGATATTTTTCACCGGGTAACGCAGGCGGGGCAATAATTACAAAACTAGCCCCATCGCCACTGTGTGCGGGGTCGAATCCGCCCCAAACTTCACGATCACCAAAAGGGCGATCCGCTTTCGGATTAAAGTCTTTCCATTTCGAAATATCTACACCACATTTTAAAAGTTGATGAATGGTGAAAATAGAATCTGCATCATCAATCCAAACGCACATATAAAGCTGATTGAAGGCATATTTGCTATAGCGTTGTTTCAGTTTATCAATATTAAATAACGTATCGGCACCGCCTTTTAGTGCATCTTCAATCGTCACCACATAACGCCACTGACCATCGGGGCAAAGTCGCCCACCGTCGCGCAATTCTGTAAAGGTCGGGAATGGAATGTTTTTGCGTTTAGGGTCTCCATCTCGCCAGTTGTCGCCACTCCAGAACGAATAAGATTCGTGGAATTTTGAAGACGGTGTGCTGAAATAGGTTTCGCGCCATTTCGCGTGTGTTGCCATCGCAGAGGCCACATCATTGAATTGTTGGAAATCTCGAATCCATGCGTATTCATCGCCGTACACGTGACCACTGTTACCTTGTGACGTGTTTTTGTTGGTCGATAAAAAATGCAGTTCAGCACCATTGCTTAAAATAATCGGGTTGCCGGTTAGCTCAACGGCGAAATATTCGCGCGCCATTTTTACAATATAATTTTTGAAAATTTCCGCTTGTCGTTTACTTGCCGACAAGAATATTTGATTGTCACCGCTAAAAATCGCATCTTCTAATGCCTCAAAACTGAAATAATAGGTCGCCCCAATTTGGCGCGATTTCAGAATATTGCGCACATCATTGTGCTTGTTAGCACGAATATGTTTTTGATAATCAAACAACGAATCAATAAAAGGCTGGCACATTTCGGGGGTGACGTGGGAAATATCATTTTTAACCCGTTTTTTCTTCTTGCGTTCATCGCCGTCACCACTATCAGCAAAGGCGCGCTCATTGCCAGAAACGTCCGCAGAATTGACCGCACTTTTTGCTGTCACTTTAGCTACCGTTGCGGCACGTTGCTTTTTATACTGAATATCTTTATCGATCAGGGCTTCTAGTTCTTTTATTTCCTGAACGCTTTTATTTTCACGCTCTGTCAGCGTGATAATTCGCAACGCGATTAATTCTTCAATCCCGCTTTCGCTGATTAAATTGCGCCAGTTGTATTTTTCCGCCCAATAGTAAATCGGGCGTGTGCTATTTAAACCTAATTCTTCAGCGATCTCTTTCGGCGTGTATTTTTTTAAATACAAAAACTTTGCCGCATAAATCACTTCGTCATCGTAGCGTTTTGTTTTTCTTTTTCTTAGCTTGGATTCCGTCATCTTTTATCTTGCTGTTGTTTTGTTGGACGTATTGTGGCAACAAAAACAGCAAAAATTTAATGGCAACATTTGGATATGTTCGGATAGGAGTTATTTCAGTCCTATATCCGAATATATCCAAGTTTTGATCCGTGATTTTGAAAAAAAGATCGGCAAAAATGGCGGCACTTACGCAAACAAAGCGAAACACAGGCATTTCTAAAATGAACAAATCAAAACTAAAAACTGATTTTATTTGTATCGCCACATCGGGCTACACCGTGGACGGTCGCCAAATCACCGCCCAAGAGTTGCACGAAATGGCAGAAACCTACGACCCAGAACATTACACTGCGAATCTATGGCCAGAACATCGTCGTTGGTTCAATATGGGGCAGGTCATTGAGCTAAAAGCCGAAGAAAACGAAAAAGGCGAAACTCAACTTTTTGCCATCATCGCACCCAATAAAGAATTAATCGAATACAACCGTGCAGGACAATACTTATTCACCAGTATTGAAATTACCCCGAATTTCCGCAACAGCGGAAAAGCCTACTTATCAGGTTTAGGTGTAACAGATTCCCCGGCATCCGTAGGTACCACAGAATTAAAATTTTTCAATGTTGAACAAAAAGGCAGTGTTTGCGGTGAATTTATCAAAGTAGATTTTTCTGCAAAAGAAGATGTTGAAGAAGAAAAGGCATTACGCACCTTAGCGAATGTTTTTAAAAAGTTATTTTCATCTTCCACCCAAACGGAAGAACAACCAACTCCCAATAACAACAATAATAAAGAGGACGATGCAATGAACGATAAACAGTTCGAGCAACTAATTGATGCGGTGAATGGTTTAGGCACAAAAATTGACAATCATTTTTCAGTCAAACCTGAAACCAAAGAACCGGAAAACAAACCAGAAGAAAAGAAAGATGAACAGCCGCAAAGCGTAACAGCAGAGCAGTTCAATCAACTTTTAACAACGGTTCAGGCGTTGGATAAAAAATTCAACGAATTAAGCCAAGAACAAACCGAAGTGCCAAATGGCACACCAGTGGAAACTAAAACATTTAATGTGGCGGTGTAAACAATGAAATTAGAAACAGAAAAAGTATTTAAGCAGTTTTTACAAGATGTTGCTGGTTATTACGGTGCAGACGTAACCCGTTTAGAAAATGGTCAGTCTTTTGCGATTGAAACGCCAAAAGAAACCCACTTACTAGGCAACATCCAAAAACAAGCGGACTTCTTGAAAAAAATTAACTACGTGCAAGTAGATGATGCAAAAGGCCAATTAATCTTTGGTGCAACAGAGGGCATTATTACTGGTCGCAAAGAAAACGCACGTCATTATGGTAGTGTTGATCCATCAGGCTATGGCTATGAATGCGTTGAAACAGATTCTGGCGTATTGATCCCTTGGGCTCGCGTAGATCAATGGGGGCATCTTGCGCCACAATTCGCGCAAATGTGGGCGGATTATGTGCAACGCCAAATCGCGCTTGATGAAATCATGATTGGTTTTTATGGCGAAAGCGTGGGTAAAACGACAAAAGACCCACAAGGCAAAGATGTAAACAAAGGTTGGATGCAGTTTGCCCGCGAAAACAAACCTACCCAAGTTTTAACTAAGGGTAAAGTTGATGGTGTAATCCGCATTTTTGGTGAAAATGCAGATTATAAAAATTTAGATGAATTAGCCTACGATTTAAAACAAGGGTTGCACGAACGTCATCGTGATGCGGGGGATCTAGTATTCTTGGTTGGTGCAGATTTAGTGGCTAAAGAGGCTAGCGTAGTCTATCGCGGTAACAGCTTGATCGCGACAGAAAAAGCTGCACTCACCACCCACGATCTGATGAAAACCTTCGGCGGTATGCCAGCAATGATTGTACCTAATATGCCAGGTCGCGCAGCGATTGTGACAAGTTTAGATAACTTATCCATTTACACGCAAAAAGGTTCAATTCGTCGTAGTTTCCGTGATGATCAAGATTCAAAAGCGATTAAAGATAGCTATTACCGCAATCAGGCTTACGCCGTGGAAGACTTAGGCAAATTCGCCGCAATCGAATTTAAAAACGTGAAATTAGATACCGAAGAATAGGAACTAATCCAAATGGGAATGCGAGATTTTCAACGCCAAATGCAGGCATTAGCAGACATTAATCAAGTATCAGGGAGCAATACACAACAAAGTGCGGTTACGACTCACGGTAATGATTATGCCGTGCTTGAAATCGCCTTACAAAATGATGTGAACGCAGTACGCGCATTCCCGACACGTGCCGAAAAATTAGACTATAAACGCAACCGATTTTTGCCAAAGTGGTTGCCGTTTGTGAATGAATATTTAGATAAAGGGGCAATTTATCAGAATGATTACTTGGTTTATTGCATTGTGTATTTGTTTGACATTGCTGATTTTGACCGAGCCTTGTCACTGGCTGAAAAAGCAATTCAGCAAAATCAATCTATGCCACAAGGGTGGCAAACCACATTGCCAAACTTTGTCGCAGACCAAATTTACAACTGGACAGATAAAACCGCCGCAGCGGGTCAATCCGTGGAGCCATATTTTACACAAACTTTTAAAAACGTGGCGACTCTGTGGAAGTTGCACGAAATTGTCACGGCGAAGTGGCTCAAATTAGCGGCGGCACTGCTTTTACGCAGTTCACAAGGCAAAGTACAAGCCAGTGGCATTGATGATGCCGAAACACTTGTGCTGGCTATTCAATTATGTAACCGCGCTTTCCAACTCAATCAGAAAGCTGGTGTAAAAAATATGATTGAGCGTTGTGTCATGCGTTTAAACGCATTGGCAAAATCGGGCGATTACGACCCGAACAGTCTTCCCCAAGTGGCGGGCTTGAGTTTGGAAAAACAGCAAATTGATTTTGATCTTGTTATTGAAAAACTTACCGCCCGCCCACTCCAAAATAACGAGGAAGGCAATGTTTAACGGCAGAACACAAGATTACGATGATACAGTCATCACCAATAACGGCTTTTGGTCGGATATTTATGTTGAAGAGTTTCAAAAGCAACGCGCCATTCCATTACAAATTCCTGTGGAAATGGTGAAAACGGCACTCATTGCCGCCATGCAAGGCGTTAATTTAGATCTTGCCGAGGTTGAAGAAAATCACCGTAAAAGTGCGGTCAATTCTGTGCAAGAAATTTCAACACAGTGGATTAATGGCGAAAATTATGCCGAAACCTTGTACAAAAAAGCGGTATTTGCCCGCGCCAAAGCGGAGTTACTCCCAGAATTTAACACCCTTTCAGGACGTGAAATTCACCAAAACCGCGAATACGTGGCCGAGCAAAAAAGCCTATTGGCAGAAGCAACCCACGCTATCCGCACATTGAAAGGTAAAAAGCGGGGATCGGTATGGCTGCTGTAAAGAAAATGCTGTATCAGCAACTGACGGAGTTTTTACTCACAAAATTGCCGAAACGTTATCACGGGAATTTTTACAGCTGGATTGAAGACGGCAAATTATTGAATGAAGGGCGACAAGTGACCGAAAACGGCATTGAAGTCTGTCATCTTTCTTATAACGGTATCTTTCACTTTGAAGCCTTACCATTTAATGAAATTTCTCCCGCTTATTTAATGGCGCATATTCAAGTGTGGGTAAACGAAAACGATCCAATGCGTGATGTATTGGATGAAAGTGAAATCCCATTTGATTTAGACATTATCGACGATAACACGGCAGATTTAATCTTTACTATCGCTTTCCGTGAGCCACTGACAGCAATGGAAGATAGCGAGGGCGAATTAAAAATTGATGGTGTGAATTATCGTTTAGATGAAATTGAAGTTTTCACGGCCGAAGAAATTGACGTTGTCGTAAGGGTTGAACATGAATATCCGAATGGGGATTGATAAAGAAGACTTAAAGAAGTTCTTGAAAGATCTTGAAATCATCAGTTTGCCCGATAAGAAAAAACGTGAAATTTTAATCCGCTCTTTGCAAATGATTAAACGCCAAGCAGTGAAAAGTGCGGCAAACCAACGTAACCCAATGGGCGGAAGTTGGAAGAAACGAAAAAACGGCACAGCAAAAATGCTACGCCGAATTGCAAAGTTAGCCAATAGTAAAGCAGAAAAAGCACAAGGCGCATTGTTTTATAAACAAAAACGAACAGGCGAAATTGCGCAAGAACACCAAGAAGGAATTCCGCACTTATTTAAAAAAACGGAATTTACTGGCAAAAATAAAGGTGGCATAGGGGCAGACCCTTGCACCCTTCGCCAAGCAAAGAAATTAAAAGATTTAGGTTATACCGTGGCAAACGGTAAAACAAAAAACGGCAAGGCCAAACGCCGCAAGCCGACATTAAGCGAAATCCGCAGCACCTTATCACGTGCGAAAGCCAGTTTGATTATTCGTAAACTGGAAGAAAAGAACGGTATGAATCCAAGTAGACATTTAACGCAATGGATAATTCCAACGGAAAAACGCTCATTCTTAGATACACGTGAAGAAGAAAACGCCAAGATTATCCTGGCGGAAATTCAAAAATATACTCAAAAACAACAATAAGAGGACAGTAAAGAATGTTCCCATCTGTACAAATTAACGCCCTTAATCAGTTAAGTGGCGAAACCAAGGAAATTGAACGTCACGCATTATTTGTTGGCGTAGGCACCGTTAATCCAGGAAAGTTATTGGCATTAACGCCCGATTCTGATTTTGACAAAGTATTTGGCGAAACCGATACCGACTTAAAAAAACAAGTGCGTGCGGCCATGCTTAATGCTGGGCAAAACTGGTTCGCACACGTGTATATCGCACAAGAAGACGGCTATGACTTTGTCGAATGTGTGAAAAAAGCCAATCAAACCGCCTCTTTTGAATATTGTGTCAATACCAGATATTTAGGCGTAGATAAAGCAAGTATTGGGAAATTGCAAGAATGCTACGTAGAACTACTTGCTAAATTCGGTCGTCGTACTTTCTTTATCCAGGCTGTACAAGGTATTAATCATGATCAATCTGATGGCGAAACATGGGATCAATATGTGCAGAAACTTACCACTTTGCAACAAACCATTGTCGCCGATCACGTTTGCCTTGTGCCTTTACTATTCGGCAATGAGGCGGGCGTATTGGCAGGGCGATTGGCAAATCGTGCCGTGACGGTGGCAGATAGCCCTGCACGGGTACAAACAGGCGCGTTAGTGAGCCTAGGCAGTGCCGAAAAACCGTTAGACAAAGATGGCAATGAGCTTACCCTTGCGCATTTAAAATCACTTGAAACTGCACGTTATTCTGTGCCGATGTGGTATCCAGACTATGACGGTTACTACTGGGCGGACGGTCGCACATTAGACGTGGAAGGCGGCGATTATCAAGTGATCGAAAACGTCCGAGTAGTGGATAAAGTCGCGCGTAAAGTACGTTTATTGGCTATCACAAAAATTGCTGACCGCTCTTTTAACTCCACAACATCAAGTACCGCATATCACCAAGGATATTTTGCCAAACCGATGCGCGATATGAGCAAATCTGCGACCATCAACGGCAAGGATTTTCCTGGCGAATGTATGCCACCAAAAGATGATGCCATCACGATTGTGTGGCAAAGCAAAACCAAGGTGACGATTTACATCAAAGTGCGCCCTTACGATTGCCCGAAAGATATTACGGCAAACATTTTCTTAGATTTAGAAACCTTAGGAGATTAATAAATGGAACGAATCAGCGGAATGAGTTTTGATTTCTACATGATGGGCTTTCCGATCCACGTGGAATCAGTGAATCTATCCATTAGTGATAATAGTGCTGTGGCTTTAACCCGTGGTATTCCTGATGGTTGGGTAAGCGGTGATGTAGCTGCAGAAGGTGAAATTGAGCTCGATTCAAAAAACTTTCAAAAATTATCACAGGCTGCAGCAAGTGCAGGCAGTTATCGTAGCTTGCCGGAAGTAGATTTTACCTTCTTCGCGATGCGAGGCGGTGTGCGCGACAAAGTGGAAACCTACGGTAACAAAATTATTTTAACTGACGTGCTAAACATCGACCCCAAAGGCGGTGCGAAAAGCACAAAAAAATTGAAATATTTTGTCACAAGCCCGGATTTCGTGCGCATTAATGGTGTGCCTTATTTATCCGACGAAGATACACGTGATCTTATCGGTTAACCGAATTTAGGTGCTGGCCGTTCTGACGTACAACAATTATAAAAAAGCAAGTGCGGTCAGTTTCCTAAATGCTTTAAGGTGATTTTTATTATGAATAACAGAATGGATAGTACTCAGCCTTTTGTTGCATCTATCGTTGCTTTTGTATCAGGACTTACATTGAATGAGTGGGCAGCAATATTCGGTATTTTATTTGGTGCGGCTTCGGTTTGGATTGCTTACCGAAAATACAAAGAAGACGTGCAAGCACGTAAAGATGAATTAGCCTACAAAATGTTGGCGGCGAAAATTGAGGCGAAAAAATTAGGAATTAGTGATGAGTAAAAAATTTGGTGCAATGATTTTATGTTCTGCGGCGGCTGTTGCTACTGCTTTTTTTGCTCAACAAAAAGATTTATCGGAAGAATTACAAAACAAAGTCAGCCCACAAGCCGTTTACATGATTGTTAATTTGGAAGGCTGTGTGCGCAATCCATATAAATGCCCTGCCGATGTATGGACTAATGGTGTTGGAAATACACATAACGTGGATAAAACCAAGATTTTAACTATTGATGAAGTGGCAGCTGATTTACGCCAAAACATTAAAGAGGCAGAAAACTGCATTAATGCTGATTTTAATGGGCGCAAGATGAATCAAGGGCAATATGATGCCATGGTGTCTTTAGCCTTTAATTTAGGCTGTAGCAATATCAAGCGGTATTACAGTAAAAAACATGGTATGACATTACCTACAACGATTTATCGTGCGGCAAAAGCGCAAGACTGGTCATTAATGTGTAATCACATTTCTGATTTCAACAAATCGGGCGGTCGAGTATTAAAAGGCTTACAAATGCGCCGCACAAAAGAAAAGGCAATTTGTCTGGGGGAATAATGCATTTTAAATTATTGTTTATTGGTGCATTTTTTATTGTGTTTGTTGGTTGTATTGGATCGACACTGCACTATAAAAAACAGGCAGAAACCACCGCACTTTTATTAAAACAAAGTGAACAAACTATCGAACAAAATAAAGTGATGTTGCAACGTTACGAAATGCAAAATGCAGAATTAACAGCGCAACTCAATCAAGCTAACAAAAAAGCCGAACAACGCCGGCAACAACTAAAGGACGTGCTAAACAATGCAGAAAATAAAATTTGGACTTATGGCCGCGTGCCTGATGATGTTGCTGGCGTGCTCAACCACAGAGCCACAAGTAAATAATTTACAGCTAATTTGCCCACAAACAACCGAATGTAGACCGTTAAACGTAAACATTCGCACCAATGGAGATTTGGCAGATAGTTTAAATCAGGCGTTAGACCGCCTTGAAATATGCACCACGGCTTACACAGCGATGAACAAGTGCATCACAGATTTCAACAACCAAAACAGAAACCAAAAGGGAAACTAAAAATGGAAAAAAACAACGCCCAAACTTTGTTAAATAAACTTACTGGCAATCTTAAAGACTCAGTCAAAGTCAATGTCGAAGGGTTTGAATTTACGTTTGTCCGCGACAATAGCGCATATGATCAAATGATGAATGACATTACGACTGACAATAAAGTGACCCCAATCAAAGATTATCTACTTACAATTGTGGCTCGTGAGCAAAAAGAAGATTTATTAGCAATTATTAATGTTCCGGGTCTTGCGGGGTTACTTGCAGGAAAAGTGAATGAGGTATTAGTACCGAAAATTAATATTACGGTAAAAAACTAGCCTCGCGTGTGGATAGCATAGAGCGCAATGGCTTATCGCAAGCTATTGCGCTACGAATGCACTATTTACCACACGCAGATAACAGCGACTACAATCTAGCGCGCGCAATGTGGTTACATAAACAGTATTTCGAACAACAGGCAAATGCCGTGGCAAGCGGTATAGCCAAGGTATTTTAGGATTAAATAATGGCAATTCAGGGGCTTGAGTACATCATCAGCTTAAATGATCAGCTTTCCGCACCACTTAAAGGCGTGATGAAAACCATTGATGATTTAGGCAAACGTGGTGAAGATGCGATGCGCCGAATTGGTTTAGGCGCAGCAGGTGTTATCGCCACGGGTGCAGCGATGAAAAACGCCCTAGATCCTGCCATTGATTTTACGCGTGCATTGAATGAAGTTAAAGCCACTGGGCGAGATCAAACGGGTTTAGATAAAATCACTGATTTCGCCCTTGATTTTTCCGCCACTTATGGGGGCGCAGCAACGGACGTAGTGAATTCTACAAATGAAATTGCGCGCGCCATTGATGGTTTAAATGACAGTGAACTCATCGCCTTTTCCAGAGGGTCTAACATCCTTGCAAAAGCCACTGGATCAGATGTTAAAGCCATGGGGTCGTATATTTCCCAGCTATACGGAATTTTTGGTGATGAGGCGGCCAAAATTGGTAAAGAAAAATGGGTTGAACAAATTTCAGCACAAGCCACTGTGACTGCGAATAAATTCAAGTCATCTGGCGAATCATTAATGCAGGCTTACACAAATTTAGGTTCGTCAGCGAAAGACCACGGCATTAAAACTGCAGAGCAATTTGCCGTTATTGGTAACTTGCAAAATGTATTTGAAGGCGGATTGGCCGGTACAAAATACGCTGCCTTTTTAAGTGGCGCGGTAAAAGCACAATCAAAACTGGGTTTATCTTTCCTCGATTCTCAAGGCAAGATGTTGCCTATGATTGATATTTTGGAAAAAATCAAAGGCAAGTATGGTGAGTTAAATTCCGAAAATCTTTATGAACTGCAAAAAGCCTTCGGTACGAAAGAGGCGGCACAAGTGATCAACAATCTTCTACCGAAGATTGATTCACTCAAAGCGGATATTGCAGAAATCGACAAAATGAAAACCCTTGATGATGCCATGGCTATATCAAAAACTGTGACAGATTCGTGGATGCGTTTTCAGGCTATTTTTCAAAACATTAAAATTGCCATTGGCACACAGATTCTTGCAAAACTTGAGCCTGTGATGAATCGTCTTGCTGACATGGGGCAAGAATTTACAAATTGGTTGCGGACTTACAAGAATATTGCCCGTTGGATTGGCTATGCCGTGGGGGCATTAATTGGATTCACCGGTTTAACAGCCGCACTTACCTTGATGAGTGGTATTGTTTCGGCAATTGGTGTGGCATTTTCTTTCTTAGTCAGCCCAGTTATGTTAGTCGTAAGTGCTGTGATTGGGTTAGGTATTGTAATTTATAAATTCCGTTCTCAATTTATGGCATTTATAGCTGGCTTTATCGAAGGATTTAAAATGGCTGGCGTATCTTTCGCGCCGTTGTTTTCTGCCTTTGAGATTGTATGGAGTGCATTGCAACGCATCGGCTCAACTATTGGGCAAATTATTGGCTTATTCGGTAGTGCATCCGATTCGGCATATAGTTTCCAACAATTCGGCGTAGATATGGGCTATGCGTTAGGTACCGTATTTAATATCGTGCTTAATGCCGTGGAATTAGTCGCTCGTTCCTTCGGGTTTATGGCAGATGTGTTTGCTATTTCTATCGGTGCAATGATTGACGGATGGAATGCGATAACCGCACTTTGGGACAGTAACAAACCAATTGAAAGTTTCTTAAATATCGCATCGGAGTTGGGAAAGATTTTCTCAAGAGCTTTTAAAGGTATTGTAAATGCATTTACGGATGTCATTAATTTCATTATTGAAAAAGCGAACAATTTGCCAGGTATCAATATTCCGTTGATCCCTAAATGGGAAGACAGCGCTTTACCAATGAAGGGTAGTGCGACAGCTGTCGGTGCATCAATCGGTGCGCAAGCGTTACAAATGCAAAATCAAATTGGGACGTTGAATACCACATCGCCAAAATTTGAATTGAGCGAGCAAACGAAACCGCAATTTACCAAAATGCCAAGCGGATCGGTCAGCAAAGCTATTACACAAAACCAACAAACCACGAAAACGATTAATTACGGCGGTGTCACCATCAATAGCAATGATGGAAATAAAGTATGGCAAGAAATGCGCAATCGTGAACAGTTGGCCGCGGGGTGATAAATGGAAAAGCTTTATCTTGATTTATTGATTACAGGAGAAGACATTACGCTAGATAGCGGCAATCAGCCGTTAATTTGCGATAACCGAATATCTATTGCGCAAGATATTAAACACGCCATTTTAGAAAGTGGATTGGCGACACAACTTATCGCAGAGCGTTCGCGCATTTTACGTCGCGATATTATTTTGCAAATGGTGTTATTGGTTGAAGAAGATGTGCGCTTGATTCCAGGTACCGTTTCCATTAGCGAAGAACGTTTAGGACAGTTATTTATTACCGCTGAAACTTATGAATTTGGGCGACTTGATGAATTGGAGTTACGTTTAAATGAGTGAAAATTTTAAACAAATGTTAGCTGAAAGCGGATTGCCCACAGAAGAAACGCAAATCCGTCAAGAATTTGAACGCTTAACCGCAGAAGAAGGATTGATTACTAACACAAGCAGAATGAGTCCATTCTGGCGATTAATCACTGCCATTGCTGTTAAGCCTGTGAAGTGGCTGACAGATCATTTAATCGCTGAAATTCTTCCGAATTTATTTGTAAAAACTGCAAAAGATAGTTGGTTACAAATTCAAGCGTGGGCAGTGGGTTTAGATTTTAAAGCAGCAACAAAAGCAGAAGGGGTTGTGCATTTTACAAAAGAAAGCGATGTGACCGATCTTACCATTAAAGCAGGCACAGTGATTCAAACGGAACGTATTAATGATGTGATTTTCCGTTTGATGGTGACGAAAGATACCCTTATTCCTAAAGGTGTGTTGCGTGCGCCAGTGCCAGTAATCGCAGAGCAGGCTGGCGCAAATTTCAATTTGGCTGCAGGTTATTACCGTATTTTGCCAGAATCTATCGCAGGGGTAAGTGCGGTAGAAAATTTAGAAAATTGGCTCACCTCACCAGGCGCAGATCGTGAAACAAATGACGAGTTACGAGAACGCTATCGTACGCAGTTTTCCAGCGTTGGACAGCATCATATTGACAGCGTTTACAAAGGCATGATCGCCAAAGTTGCCGCCTTATCGGTGGACAGAATTTATTTTAAACACGATGCGCCACGTGGGCCAGGTACGGCAAACGCTTATTTGTTATTAGACACAGGCGTAACCAGTCAGCCCTTTATTGATAAAGTCAATCGACATGTGCGTGATGAGGGTTTTCACGGCCACGGTGATGATTTGATTTGCTACGCCATGCCGGAAACTAAACATAATTTAACGTGCGCCATTTACTTCCAACCATCTATTTTTGTCGGCGATGTGCGTAAACAAGAAATCGTGCAACAAGTGGAAAATATGATCCGCTGCGCATTTCGCGAAAATAATAATTATGGTGTAACAAGGACTTACCCTTTTAGCCGTTTTAGCTGGTCGAAATTAGGCGAGGAAATCCACGACAAGATCAGCGAAATTTCCTCTATCGTGTGGGGGCAAAGTGACATTCAAAGCGATTTATCTATTCCGCGTATTCAGCAGTTATCTGTCACAGTCCAAAAGTAAGGGGCAAAAATGAAAATAAAATTGCCCTTCTGGATGGATAAAGGTGAACTTAACAAAGTCGCCGTGCTGTTTGGCAAATGGTGGGATTACGTTTTAAGTGCGGTCAAATTTCCTTTCAATATTTTAGATGAAGAACACTGCAGTGAACGCATTTTAAATTTAATCGCCTATCAACGCGACGTAGAACGATTTGAGGGCGAGCCGTTAGAACTCTTCCGCAAGCGTGTGAAATATGCCTTTTTAAATGCGAAAGATGCGGGCAGTAAAGCGGGCTTTATCCGCATTTTTGAACGCTTAGGCATTGGCTACGTAGAAATTGAAGAACGGTTCGATAGGGAAAATTGGGATGTGATCAAAATTCGAATCAGTGATTCCCAGTTAGCGAAGAAAACAGAATTACTCAATTTGATCATTCGAAAATATGGCCGCACTTGTCGCCGTTACACCTTTGAAGTGATTACGAAAGAAAGCGTGACGATTCACCATGGCGAATTTAATCACGATTATCAAAGTTTTTATGTAAAAGTAAACTGATAATAACAACAATAAGAGGTTTATTTATGGCTAGTTTAATTACGCCACAATTTGAACGCTACGTTGCAGAACAAACTATTGCACGTGGCACAGTGCAGTTTGATGAATTTATTTTCGCCAATATTCCAGGGTTAAATGAGAACAATCTTGCGCAATATCTCACTATGCCAACATCGGCACAAATTGTACACCGCCAAGCGGTATCACAAAGTGGCGTGATTAATGAAAATGCCGTTGTGTATTCGGTGACGATTGGAACAGAAGTAGGCGATTTTGATTTTAATTTCATCGGTTTGATCAATAAATCAAAAAATATGCTTGCCGTTGCCGTACAAACTGCACCGGTGAAAAAAACACGCAATAAAAATGCCGTGCAAGGCAACAGCATTACGCGCAACATCCTTTTGGAGTTTTCAGGTGCAAAAGCCTTAACCGGCATTAATGTGAACGCAAACACATGGCAAATTGATTTTACTGTGCGCTTACATGGACTTGATGAAAAAATCCGTTTAACCAATCGTGATCTGTATGGCAGAGCAGTATTTTTCGATGATAGTTTTCTGGTTAAACGTAAAACAGGCAATCAATTTACTATTCAACCAGGCAATGCTTATGTTGAAGGTGTTCGTATGGATTTATCCGTACTTTATAACCTCACAGCAAACAATTTGCCATGTTCAGTTTACGCCGATCTAGTGCATCATTGCACCGTAACGGGAGAATACCAAACCGAAATTAAGTATCTCACGCAATCAAAAGCGGATTATGTAGATACTGCAAGCCGCCAACATTATGTACAAATTCTGGCGGATATTGACAGCCAAGGCAATGTGACAGATCGCCGCTTGCTTTCGCCGTTTTTGGGTATGAATCCGCTTACATTAGATGACACAACCGAAAATACCAAAGATAAACGGGGTCATACGCACAAGTTACCTATCGCAAGTTTAGTTAAAAAGGGGATTGTAAAATTATTTTCAGGCTATGATTCAGATGCCGAAGATATGGCTGCAACCCCGAAAGCAATTAAAGGCTTAAAAGCATTAATTGATGCAATTACGCGTAATTTGGGTAATTACATTCCAAACAGTAAAAAATCCTCTGCGGTAAATAGTAATAGTGCAGAAACCGTCGCAACCAGTGCAGCGGCCAAAACCGCTTATGATAAAGGTGCGGAAGCCAAAACGGCAGCGGATAAAGCAAACCAAAATGCTGAAGGTCGAGTACCGAAAACAGGTGACACTACTATAAACGGTACATTGAGGGCTAAAAATATATCTGGGGGATGGAGCGCTTATCAATTTGAGACATCACAGGGTTATTGGCAGTTAGAGGCACACCCAAATTCGCACGAAGCGGCTAATCGTCGTTTTAATATGATGTTTATCCCTAATATAGGCGATCGTGTCTATCTATCATTCCCCGCACTAGGAAATAACGGCGAAGTTGTTGCCTATCAAAGCTGGGCGATAAATAAAGCTGGTGATTCTATGACTGGCATTTTGTATTCCGTCGGCATCTCATCTAAACATTATGGGTATGGTAACTATGCTAATCAATATACCAGCGGCGCACCGTTTTTAGTTAATGCCGAGGGATCTCAAGATCGTGATACATATCATCCATTTGTTAAAGGGTTGGTGCGGTCAAAAGGACGTTATGGCGCTGGATTTTCGTTCGGTTACACGACCAAGCAAGGCGCTGGCGATGGATTCGGCAGAGGGATAATTAACCTTATCGAAGATAATGGGACAAGTAAAAACTGGAGCTTCGAACACAGTGGAGATTTTGTCTCGCCAGGAGACGTAAAAACATCATTGGGGAAATCTTTAAATAATGCAATCTACAAAGATGAAGGAACTCATGACATTGCACTATCTTGGGTTTCAGATGGATTAAAAGTCCGTCTAGATAAAACTGATTTGGGGCGAGTCGCCTTTAAACATGATATAGCTAAGGAGCAACTTGTCTGGCAAGGTGAAATGCGTAATGAGCTCACCGTGACTTTACCTGTTGATAGAGGAATCCTTTTTGTCTGTGTTACAAAATCATGGGGGGCAGGAACTATCGTTGATATGTGGTTATCTGCACCGATAGAACATTGTAATAATACACGAATAGGTGACCAAGATGCAGGTGGCTCAGCAGGTGACTATAACTTTTCTATGGCGATTAAATTAACCAGAAATGGAAGAAATTTAACCCTTACACCAGAAAATGCAAGGAAGCCTATTATTAAGAAAATTGTAGTAGTGGGGGCCTAAATGAAAGCTTGGTTTTTAAAGACTGATATTAGTCAATATGTGATTTTTCCAGAACCGGAAGATAAAACAAAATATCACGAAATTGAAATAGCAAATATCGAGGAATTGATAAATAAAAAATTAGTTAAGAGCAATGGCAAAATGATTTTAGTCAATGCTCCAGAGAGCGAGTTTTATGAGTGGAATGGAAAAGATTGGGAAATTCCTCAAGAAAAACTGACCGTACTTTTTACACAACAAAAAGAAGGCTTACTCAATAAGTTAGCGGACAAAGCTGACCAACTTAAAAATAGCCTACTGGCAGGGTATCCACAGACGGAAATTGAAAGTTTTTACCGTCAAGAAAAAGAGGCTCTCGCATGGCAAGCCGACCACAACACCCCTACACCGATGCTTTCACAAATTGCTCGTGTACGTGGTGTACCACTGGATATGCTAATTAGCAAAGTGATTGAAAAATCCGCTCAGTTTGCTGTGGCGATTGGAATCATTATTGGGCAACGTCAGGCATTTGAAGACCGCTTGGTCGCTTTAAAAACGCCCGATGATTTAACCGCACTTGAACAGGAGATTGAACAATGGCAATTCCAAACAAATTAAAACGCTATGGCTATCACGTGGTCATTGCCATAGACCAACTGTTTAACGCCTTAACAGGTGGCGCAGCAGATGAAACTCTTTCCAGCCGCACTTATCGAGGCGCGGTATTCGCGGAAAACCCGAAAAAACGCTGGCGTGTGTTGTATCGTGTCATCAACGGCATTTTTTTTGACCGCAATCACTGTAAAATGGCCTATGAAAGCGAGATTTCAGGCAAACAACATGATGAACGCTTTAAGGCGGTGCAGCGTGGGTGAGATTATTTTTAACTGGATTCGCGGCGATGACGAAGCAGAAACCCTCGTTTTTACTGAAGAAAACGGCGAACCCTTAGATTTTACAGGCAGTCGGTTTGATTGCGATATCGTGCCCTTATGGAGTGCAAGCGAGAAGATTCATCTATCGACGGACAACCAAGGCATTCTTATCAGTGGAAATGAAGTCAGCCTCATTATCGCCCATGAACAGACAGAAAATGTAACGTGGAAAGAGGCAAGATTTGACCTGCAACAAACCACGCCAGACGGCAAAATTAAAACGTGGTGTAACGGCAAAGTGCGGTTACAACACGATATTACGCGGAGAGTATGATGCAAACTATCCAAGTAAAACCCAAACAAACCGTGCAAATCCAGGTTAAGCCTTGTGTAAAGCTGGCAAGCCTTGCACTGTTTGATAAAGCACTTTTAACAATTTACAACCAAGCTAAAGAGGACTACAAAAATGGAAAAATTAGAAATTAACCAACAAGACCAAGCTTTTATCTATCAACTTGGAAAAGACATTGCCCACTTACAAGAGACGGTGGCAGCCTTACAAGTCTCCGCTACCGCTCAACAGGGGACAAAAACCCAATGGGTGCAGAAAGTGACGTTAAAACCGGGGTCAACCGAATCTCAGATAATAAATGTGAAAGTTAATCCTGAATTAGTGGGGAAAGGGGGTATGGCATTATTTGCCAACGCTACTATGGAAAACGCCTATTTCAAAGAAATTTACGAAATGCCTGCGGATGCATCATATTTCCCAATTTATCTCATTGCGTTTGTAGACCCTGCACAGGTGGATTTTGTGAGTGAGGTGGGTTAGAGATTCTTTCATTCTTAATTATCATAATATTGAATCATTAATATCGTAGATTTTTATATGTGGAAACAACAAAAACTAAAATTATCCCCACAGGCAAAAACAACATTACAAAACGCACAAAAGGGGATTATTTCCCCTTTTTCGCTATCTGTAAGTGGTACTAAGTTAGGTGTGCATAATTGGTCGCACGGCATCAAAGAAAAATCAAATCACTATTTGTCACCCGAAAATGCCGTGAAAGCACTAGCGGCAAAGTTGGTTGATTATGCCGATCCGAATCGCCCTAAAGGTGTGCAGGATGTCGTGGTCATTATGGTGACAAGTAGCAATATTGATCAGTTTATTGCAGAGTTGGAAAAAGTGCGTGAGCTATTGCCAGAGCCAACATTTAAGCAAGCGCTAGACTATGCGAAATCAAGTAAAGATTTACAAGAAACAAAAATGATAAAAACGCCAACTATGGCAAGTCCATCATTTTCCAATAGTGCCGATATTACGCCAAGTTCAGCCCGCACGATGCAAAGTATTTTACGCAATGCGACATCTGCAGCGGTTGCTGCGCAAACTAAAGATCCGATGGCGATGATAGAAGCGTTAAAGGCCGCTAAAAAAGAACGCGATAAAGCCAATAATGAAAAAGTCGAAAAAATGCTGAACACATCGGCGAATGTGTATGCGTTTTCCGTTTCGGATTATCTCGAAGTGGCGGAAACAAAAATCAAATTGAATGTGCCTACAGCGGGTAATGTGTTTACTGCTTGTGTGATGTTTATTGGCACAGATTTAACCAATATTAGAGGAATGTTGCAAAATGCCGAAACGTAATCCCAGTGTACAACTTGCACTAAATGGCACGCCAATTTATTTAAACAATATTTTAATGTCGGTTTCAGTCAAACGCGAAGAAAAAGACATGAGCGGTCAAAAATCCAGTACAAAAAAATCAGATAAAGGCGTAAAAGCTAAAGAATTAAACGTTACTGGATTTATCCCATACAGTCAAAAAGAATGGCTCACCAAATTATTTAACTTAGCAGAATCTGAAGACGGCAAAGGCGAGCAAAGCAAATACCGTGTGTCTTGTACCATTGCCGAGGCGGTGAATATGCGAGAAGTACAATTTAGTGGCGAAGTGTCAGCAATAGAACAAAGCGGACAATTAGGGTGGGCTATATCATTCACCTTGCGCGAAGTTAATTCAGTGGCCGAGAAAAAAGACCAACGCAAGAAAAAACCGAAAGCCAAGGCACAAGGTGAAAAAGCACCAACAGCGAATAAAAGTGCGGGTGAAAATTCGGGGAAATCTGGAGAAGAAAATAAGTCGGACGAAAGAAAAGGCTGGGCAAAAGATTTAGATGATTGGATTGGTTCATAAATGAAAATTATAAAAACATGCATTATCGATGATGAAGAATTGGAACTTGCTGATGAACTTATCGTTTTAGAACTTAATAATACAGGGCGTGGATTTGTCACGGTTCGCACAGATAAAGATTGTATCGGCAAAAGCGCAGTTTTTGAGATGGGAGAATATGATCACTATTACAAATGGTTTGACGGTATTGTTGAGCGTGAACAAAGTGCGGAAAACGGCTATAAAAAATTATTTATTCGCGAAAAAGTGGCCGTGTTTGAAAAGCCGTTAAATTGCTCTCATCGCCATATTACTTTGCGCGATTTATGCGCGTGGATTACAAGCCAAACAAAAATCCCAGTAAAGGTGCCGCAAGTGGATTATGCGGATACGCCGATTTCGTTATTCACTCATAATGGCAGTGGTTATCAGCTTTTAGCCAATATTGGGCGACAATATCAAATAGCAGATTATATGTGGCAACAATCGCCAGACGGTTCTTTGTTTGTTGGTTCGCATAAAGATTCACGCTGGGCAGGCAAGAATATTGAGTTTGACGAAAGCATGACATTAACAAGCGGTAGCAATGATATGACAATTCCTATCACAGCCGCTATTCGACCTGGTGCAATCATTAATGGCAATAAAATTCAGAAAGTGGAATTGCATGGCGATGATTATGTACTTTCGTGGGAAAATCTAGGCAAAGACGGCAAGCCCGAACAAAAAAGCCCAGAACGCCGACAAATGGAAAAAACATTCCCGGAACTGGCGGGCGGGTATCATTTGCCGAAGTATGCGAAAGTAGTTGGTATTGCAGATCCATCAAGCGGTGGCGATATTTCCGATCCGTTCCGTCCAAAGTATGCCGTTGAGCTGCAGCTACTGGACGAAAACGGAAACGAGGATAAAACTGTGCCGGTTTATCCTGCAGTACCGTTACCTGTAACAAGTACAGGTTCACAAGGCGGAGATTTTGCTTTTCCTGAAGTGGGAACGATGGTTGAAGTAGGTTTCGCTTATGGGCGAAGCGATCAGCCTTTTGTACGCACTATGTTAGCGCAAGGAAAAACAGTACCGAGTATTGCACCTGGAGAACAACTCAAACAGCAACGCCCCGAAGTGTATGAACGCACCGATGCTGCAGGCAATAAGATTCGCGAAACCGATCAGAAGATTACAGATAAATCATTTGAACGCTATATCGAAACCGACAGCGAAGTAAAACAAATTGGCACGTCAAATGTGACGATTGATTCTGATAAAACTGAAACTATTGGCGGAAATAAAACTGTTAGCGTGTTGGGCAGTATCAATGACACGACAGCAAGTAATCGAACTGTAGGGACAGGTGGCACGCTACAAGAAAAAATAGTCGGATTGGCTCAACGTGTTTCAGACGAAAAGAATAAATTTGTGGCGCCGCTAAGTTATATGGGTACTGAAGGGCAAAACATATTTAGACTTTTGGAAGATACCATTCAACTATTAGGCGAGGTGGCAAGCACAGTGGCAACTCATACTCATAGAGGATCGCCACCGCCAGATCAAGCAAGCACATTCAACCAGCAGGCGAACAAAGCAAAAGTAATCAAAGGTAAACTCACGCCGATTATTGAATAACATATTTACATTTAAACAAAGCGGTCTATTGACCGCTATTTTTTTTGAAAATTTATAAAAAAATGCTTGCATTTAAATTTAAATTGTCCTATTATTAGGACGTAGAAAGGAAGCCCACAGGGGGCGCCTGAAATAAGCCTAAAGGAGGCAATTATGACAACTCAAACTATCCAAATCAAAAAACCTCAATTAATCGGTTCAGAAAAACAAATCAAATGGGCTAATGATATTATTGATAATATCATTAAAATCCTTGGTGAAATTGAAATCCCTCAAGGCGCAACCGCAGAACAAATTGCGCACGTACAAAAAATTATTGATACATTCTTTGGCCGTCAAGAATCTTGGGTTTGGATTGATAAATATAGTCGCTTTACAAGTACAACTCCAAAACAAACAATCTTTGCAGTCGTGATGGTTGATGGCGGAAAAAAATAATAACAAGCCTCGAAAGAGGCTTTATTTTAAGGAGAATCAAAAATGAATTATAAAGAAATCATGTATTCAATAGGGCAATTAGTTCGCTGCGTTTATGGCGTTGATATTCCGGTAAATATTCAAAACACTATCATTCGGTTTCCAGCAAAAGGAATCGGATTAATGAATCAACGTGGAGATATAATTAAATCAAATTCACAAGATGAAATTATGCGTTTGATGGATAAGATACCTAGTGACTTAACCGACCCTAAAGACAAAATGGGTTTTGATGCGCAAGGCTCGTTTTGGTTAGGATATTATCACTATGCAAAATTGACGGATGACATCAAAAATTATGGAGCAGATGAATTAGCCGAATGCGGGAAGGCACTTTATGGCGACCAATGGCAAACAAACCTCGCAAAAGAACTAGGGTTATCAGATGCGCGTAGAATAAGATTTTGGCTAACAAATGAAAGAAAAATACCAACAGGGGTTTGGGCTGATATTTTTGTACTTCTAAATAAGAAGAAAATGAAGATTGAAACTATCATCAATAAAGTTTCAGTATGA